CTTGGCATGTAGATACCAGCTCCCACGTAACGCCTGTTAGGTTTCTTCCACGTCGAGTAGTCGCTACCTGCACAGGTTGTTTGCACAAACTCACGCAACACCTCGCGCCAATCCACCTTGGGCTTCAGCAATTCTTCCATGTCACGACTGCCACCGCTGCCCATCTTACCTGCAACAAGTGAGCCTTGACGTATGGCCTCGTCCACCTCGCGTTGTATCTCACGCTGCTCGTCGGGTGTCATGTCTTGTGCACCTTCCCAATCGTGATCGTCGAACCCTTGGGGATGTCCATCGTCACACTCTGGGCATACATCTTCACACATACACTTGCCGCGGCCACCGCCATCGTCTTCGTCGTTGTATATATCCCAGAAGATTTTAGCCGTACCCCAACCCTTGTACTTGGGATCATGGCACCCACCCTTGGGCATCGTGACCCAACCATCTTGGCCGTACTCGTCAATGATCTTGCCATTGATATCGTAGTCCATTGCGATGTTGGCAGTGCGCGGACATATCTTCCACAGATGCGCCCACGTTACCAAGTGACGATACATCTTGTGGAATACCTCGTGTATCACAACGAACCGTAACTCTGCATCGTTATGTGCAGCCACGAACGCCCTACCGTAAAACTCGTCACGTCCGTTGGTACAGGCTGTTGGCACCGTCTCGTCAATCTTACGTTCACCGATCATCAGCAACCCCGATATCTCAGGGATGCGCGGCATGATATCAACGACTGCTTTGGATAGCCGTTGTTCTTCCGTTAGTTGTTTACCTATTGCTAACATTGTCATTCTCCTTTCGGGCAGGTGCCCGAATTATCGTTTGTCTGCTGCGAACATGTAGTTGTTCTGCATTGCCCATGCGGTGAACTTCTTGTTCTTCATCACCATTGACTGCTTACTGTACTTGGGTGCACGTACGCCGTTGGCGAACATACCCTGTGCCTCCACGTCCAAACGTGGCATGTAGTCCATCCACGCGTTGAGCCAGTCAGCTTCGATAGACGCGAGCGTACGATACACAACCATACAAATACCTGCGGCGCTGTCAGGAACCTTGGCCGTACTTGGCGTGTCCTTGATAGACTGTAGGCTTGGCAGTTGGTCAGCCAGTTTCACAAACGCCATCAGGTCCATAGCACCACGGTCACCGATAGCACCCATAAGTAGAGCCGTTAGCGTCTGGTCGTCGAACGCATGACGTTGGTGTAGTATGTCAGACGCAGCGTGTAACGAACGAGGTGTCACAAACGCTTTGCGCTGTTGCTTTGGATGGAAGATATACGGGTTCTCGTCAGGGTCTTTCACGTCCTCGAACGATGCCATGAGTTGCGGATTGTCTTTGACCCAACCAAGCAAGCTGTGATCCCAACCATCGTTGATACCGTGTTCAATCAATGAAATGTGATCTGTCTTACGTACCCGCACGGTGACAATGCGGTTACGTGCATGTGGTAGTAACATGTCACCCACACCCTCGGACCCTTTGTTGGTCGTCGCGTACACAATACTGTCAGGATGCAGCTTGATGCTGCCTACCATACGTTCTTGCATGACGCGTAGCAGTGCGTTCTTAACAGCAGGGTTGGCCTTGCCTAGCTCGTCAATCATAAGGATGATCGGTTTACCCAGATGCGCACCCAATTCTTCGTTAGGCACAAAGGTCACATAACCTTGCTCGTTCATCACTGTCATGTTGGGCAGGTTCAAGTCACCGATATCTTTGGTGGTGCAGTCAAAATAGCAGGGCGTGTGGTTGGGCAGGTCATCTGCTAGTGTGCGTAGGGTTGATGATTTGCCGTTACCCATATCACCTTCTAGTAAGATGGTACGTAGCTTACCCACTGCTTTGATCGCGGCGACACACTGGTCGAGTGACAGGGCGTACATTTGTTGTGCATTGTTCATTTGTTCTTCTCCATGTTTTCGGGCACCTGCCCGAATGTTAAATCCAATTTAATGATACGGATAAAATCCATAGTAATATCAGGGCAACGATAGCTGCCCCAATGATCCAGTCTTGCCAATCACCAAACATTACATGTCCAGACTTGGTAGAGCAGCGATAGCTGCGGTGACTTTGTTACGTGTTTCTTCACGCAATGACGGGCTGTTTTTGATCTGGTCGAGGTTCAAGCTGCGTTCACCCGACACATGAAACGCCTGTTCCAGTTGCCGCTTCATGGCTTCCATCTGACTATCACCTGTCACGTTACACGTACCCAACATCTCGGTCAGCTCGATAGCTCGGTCAAACACACTGTCATACAGGCGGTTGCCCTTGCCTTCCTCGTTCACGTCGAGTTGCCGCACAAGTGTGGTCAGGTTGTCATGCAGCTTGTGCCATATGTCATTCATCGCGGTCTTGATGGCTTGCGTGTAATGTGTTTCATATTGGGTTTGCAGTGTGACCATAGCCTCGTTGCCAATGTCAATCCGAAAGTCACCACTATCAGGCAACGGCACGTAGGACACACGGAACCCGAACTTGTCACGCAGACTGTCACGCGTGGGATACTCGTCACGATTGAACATGTCACCTAGCTTGGCTTGGGCTTGCATGATCTTCCACTCGTACACGGTCAGGAACTCGTCCACCAACCGCCCGAACTCTTGCTGCAGGTCAGTCATCACCTCGTTGTACTTGAAATACTGCATGGTGGTCAGCAGTCGGGAGCCGTTGTCAGACCATGGCATTGTCATGCTGTAGTGCATGTTGCGCACGTTACCCGCGAACTTCTGGACGGCGCGTAGCTCGTCACAGTCACCTAGTAGGTTCTTAGTCACATTGGCTACGCCCTTGTCCGCAGCGTTCATGTTGGTGACATCATCCGATGCCTTGCGGTCTTTCTTACGTGCAGTCCATACGGATGCGTTGAAGTCCACGATCATTGCCGCTGAACTGATTGACGGTGCGGTGGCCGTTGGGGTTTGAAGTAGTTGGTTCATTGTCTTTCTCCATTTGAGTTTCGGGCAGTTGCCCGAAAGTTTGTTAAGGTGTTCTTGGTATTGCTCGTACACCTAATATAACACAAGTATCGGGATGTGTCAAGTAATACAGTTTGATGGTAGATCACACGCTAACGTGTTTTCTGGTTAAGGCTAAGTAACTCGTCCTTTTTGGTGACGCGAGTGTAGCCTTGCTTGGGAAGCGGTACTACGCACCAACTTGCGCGTTGCTTTGTGGCTTGGTAGTCGCCACACTCCAGACACACATTGTAGCCAAGACGTGCACGGCGAACACTGAACACTTCACCGCAGCCAACACATTCGGGGGTATAATGTTTACGCGCCATTACGCTGCCTCCCCATAAGATGCTAACAGGTCGTCTAGAATAGACTGGTCGTTGTTGCGCACGATCTTCAAGTCTTTCATCCAACGGCGTTGGTACTTGATCCAGTTTTCAGCCTCCACGCGGTTACGCGCTTCAAAGGTTACGAGCGTTGAATGGGTGCGTGTCTTGCCACACCATGCGAAGCCTTGTGCAGTTACGGTCTTTGACATTTTAGTTCCTCCATGTGTTTCGGGCAGTTGCCCGAAAGTTGATTTGAATTTTGCTTGGTTGGGCTAGGGTTACTCCTAACTTAAAACCAGTATAGCATAAGTATCAGGCTGTGTCAAGTTTTGTGGTTTGGTGGTGTAAGGTTGCGTAAGGTTGTATGTACCATCATGTACCACCACGGGTGTCTGTAAGTCATTGATATTAAACGAATGTAGCAATGTTACGTTTGTACCATAACGATATACCTAGATTTGTGATGGGGTTTTTAGGCCAGAGACCCTCTCTCTTACCCTTCAATAAAAAGAAGATATATATACTTATAAAAGTGGTACAAACGCTACATTGCTTTGAAATCAATGACTTAGACCCCATTTGCAGTGGTACACGAGTGGTACAAATGATACATTCCTTTGTTTTCAATGACTTAGACGCGTGGCGCTACTCAAGATACTGGTATCACAAGTTTCGGGCAGTTGCCCGAAATGCCATATGGTGACATCTTATGCGCAGTGTTGGTGGTACAAGGGTAAAACGTGTTAGGCGCAGAGCTACTCAAGATACTGGTATCATATCTTTCGGGCAACTGCCCGAATAAAAAAAGACCCGCCGAAGCGGGCCAGTACAGGCATTATGGTATGAGCCAATGCCAAGGTATCACATGCCGTACCAATACGCAACACGTAATGCGTGGCGCTACTCAGGATACTGGTATCAATCTTTCGGGCAGTTGCCCGAAAACATGGGGGAAATTTAGGCACAAAAAAAGGGCCGACCCGAAGGCCGACCCGATAGTCTGTTAGATGATGCTGTCGATATCGACAGGCTTACCAGTTTCTAAGCGAAACTTTTTCTGGAAAGCCATTAAGATTGCAACGGCCTCGTCGTGCTCGAATGTGTCTGGAAACGCCTTGTCACCTTGCAATGTTTTAAGCGCGTTTTGAATGTGACCAGACAAAACTTCCATGCCAGTCTTAGGCGTCTTAGGGTTGCCTGCAGGCGTTTCTTCGATCTCACCATTTTGTTTGGCCAGTGTATCAAAGCGCTTGGCCAAATTTTTCATCTTAGTGGATGGCTTGTTTTGCAATGTTATGCGCGCCTTTTGTGCGACTAAGAATTCGCCCTCGGTCTCGAAGTTTTCCTTCTTAGGTGAAGGCAAAGCCAATTTCGCCTTTTCTTCTTTTGTCCAGACGGCCTGACCATAAAATGCTAGGCGCTCGGCATAGGCTTTTTTGTGCGCCTCTGGCATATCTTTGCCCTTGCGCCAGTCATTGCCGCGCACACCTTGCTCAAACAATGCTTTGATAAGCGCGTCGGTTACCGCGTCCGCCTTGCCGCGAACCTGTCCGATCTTAGTAATTGCGCCCGCTTCAAACGTGTCGATCGCCTCTGCGCCCATGCCAAGTTTTGTGATCGCGGTTACTGTGAAATTTGTCATTTGATTTACTCCAAATAAATCAGCGCTTGGCCCATTGCCTCGCCGTCCTGATGAAACATTTATGCCATGTCATAACATGTTACGCAATAGGTTTACCCACTAAAACAAACCAAAACACATTAGATATCACTAAAAGATATTCGGGCAACTGCCCGAAAACCCTAATCTGTCGAGGGTACACCTACCCCACCCACCGCGCTGTCATGTGGGACTCCGCGCTATCCTGTATAATACTAATACGCTCAAATATGGACCAACTTTTACGTTTGCCCCACACAGAACACCCCCACCTCTTTTTCAAAACCCTTGTCAAAAAATTTTTTGTACCCTATTATTACGTTATCGGTTACCAACCTGCGACGTACTATGACAATGAATGCTATTCCAGAGCTAGGGGTTCCCCTAGAAGACGAGGTGAAGCACATACCTCTACCAGAGCGTGCAGATGCACTGGGTAAAACCGTTGACGAACTAGGAAAACATGGTGCGGACCTTGAACCCGACGAGGTAGATAAGGAAGTAGCCGCTACATTAGCTACTGCATACGCCCAAGACCCCGACAAAACATCTAAGAAGGTGACGCATAAGCGTGCAGCGGCCCTAACACCTGCTTCTGTGCGCCTAACAAGCAACATCATAGACGAATTTAATCATTCTGTAGTAGAATCTTCCAAACAACTGCGCAATCTGGTGACTAATAAACTCATCATTGAGAGCGAAAACCCTGATCCAAGGGTACGTATGCGTGCATTGGAGCTTCTTGGTAAGATATCAGACGTAGGGTTGTTCACTGAGAAGTCTGAAGTGACGATTACCCACCAAACAACCGATGACATCAAGGAAAAACTACGTGGTAAACTTGCAAAACTAGTAAATCCACAACCAGAAGTAGAAGATGCCACGGTTATAGAGGCCCAACTGCTGGATACCGACGAAGAATTTGGGTTTGACGACGATGACTGAGGTTTTGGACTTCGACGAGGCCGATATTGAGGTCATGTTGGCCAATCTGGACACGTTTAGCGCCGAAGAAGTGGCAGAAATCGACCGAATGGTGGATGAACTGCATAATCGCACCACAAATAAGGCTGCGTATGACGACCTAATAGAGTTTTGCAAGTTAATGATGCCGGATTTTATAGTTGGTAAGCACCATCGTATACTGGCTAATATGCTCATGGGTATTGAGAAGGGTGACAGGGATCGTGTATGCGTGAATATACCCCCCAGACACGGTAAATCTCAGCTCGTGTCTATATTTTACCCAGCGTGGTTTTTAGGACGAAATCCCGGCAAGAAGGTTATGATGGTGTCCCATACCACGGACCTCGCGGTGGATTTTGGGCGTAAAGTGCGTAACCTGATCGCTACAGATCAGTACCGTTCTATATTTCCTACCGTGCAACTAGCACAGGATAGTAAGTCGGCTGGGCGGTGGAACACCAACGTAGGAGGAGAATATTATGCGTGCGGTATTGGGTCTGCTCTTGCTGGGCGGGGTGCTGACCTCCTCTTGGTTGATGATCCCCACTCTGAACAGGATGTTATCAACGGGAACTTTGAAGTCTTTGAAAAAGCCTACGAGTGGTTCACCTTCGGTGCGCGAACACGTCTAATGCCCGGTGGGCGGGTAGCAATAATCCAGACGCGTTGGCACATGGATGACCTCACAGGACGCGTTGTGCGTGACATGACACAAAATGAACGATCTGACCAGTACGAGGTTGTGGAGTTCCCTGCGATTTTGGACACATTCAACAAGAAGACGAAGAAGGAAGTGCAAAAACCTCTGTGGCCTGAGTTCTTTGACCTAGAAGCCCTGTTACGAACCAAGGCGTCGATGCCTACGTTCCAGTGGAATGCGCAGTACCAGCAGCAGCCTACCGCGGAAGAAGCCGCTATCGTCAAGCGTGAGTGGTGGCAGGAATGGACACACGACCAACCACCATCCTGCGAATATATTATCATGTCGCTTGACGCAGCAGCCGAGAAGCATAACCGTGCAGACTATACAGCGCTTACTACGTGGGGTGTTTTCTTGAACGAGGAAACCAACGCGTACAATATTATATTGTTAAATAGCATAAAACAGCGTATGGAGTTCCCAGAGCTTAAACAGCTTGCTATGGAGGAATACATGGACTGGGAGCCAGATTCGTTCATAGTGGAGAAGAAAAGCTCTGGCGTGGCCCTGTACCAAGAAATGCGGCGTATGGGTCTGCCCATATCGGAGTATACCCCACATAGGGGGTCAGGGGATAAGACGGCACGCCTTAACTCTGTAGCGGACATAATTGCGTCCGAGCTTGTGTGGGTGCCACAGACACGGTGGGCAGAGGAAGTAGTGGAAGAGATTGCAGGATTCCCGTTTATGAGTAATGATGACCTCGTGGATTCGACGGTTATGGCTCTGATGCGGTTTAGGCAAGGCGGCTTTATTCGACTACCCACTGATGAACCAGAAGAACCCCGATACTGGAAACAGCGCAGCGGCGGATATTATTAAGAGGTAAGCTATGGCTATTGAAAAAGGAATATTCTCTGCCCCGCTAGGGATGGACGAAGAACTTACAGATATGGACGAAATGGAAGTCCCCGAACTGGAGATTGAAATCATTGACCCCGAGGCTGTAACCCTATCCGATGGGGGTATGGAAATAACCATAATTCCCGGCACAGAAGGGGATTTTACCGAGTTTGGTGGTAACCTAGCGGAAACTATGGATGACCGTGATCTAGCCTCTCTGGCGGACGACCTCATGGGTCAAGTACAGTCTGACATAGATAGCCGCAAGGATTGGGCGGATACGTTCGTTAAAGGTCTGGACGTGCTGGGCTTCAAGTATGAGGAACGCACAGACCCGTGGGAAGGCGCATGTGGTGTGTTCTCCACCGTGCTTGCCGAGGCCGCGATACGGTTCCAAGCAGAAACAATGTCTGAAACGTTTCCCGCAGCAGGACCAGTAAAAACCAAGATCCTTGGGGAAGAAACCAAGGAGAAGGAAGAAGCCGCTGCACGGGTTAAGGCAGACATGAACTATGAGCTTACCGAGCGCATGGTAGAGTACCGCCCCGAACATGAACGGATGCTATATAGCCTTGGATTGGCTGGGTCGGCGTTCAAGAAGGTCTATTTTGACCCCAATATGGGCCGTCAGGCGGCTATATACATATCTGCAGAAGATGTCATCGTACCGTACGGTGCGTCAAACATTGAGTCTGCAGAACGTGTTACGCACATCATGCGTAAGACAAAGAACGATTTGAAGAAACTACAGGCTGGTGGGTTCTACAGGGACGTAGACCTTGGTGACCCCGAAGCATTTCACACTGACATAGAAGAGAAGAAAGCGGAAGAAGGTGGTTATTCGCTAACCAATGATGACCGCTACGCTATCTATGAGATCCACGCTGACCTTTTGATCGAAGGTGTAGACGATGACGACGGGATTGCTCGACCCTATGTCGTCACGATTGAGCGTGGTAGTGGCGAAGTGCTGGCGGTCCGTAGGAACTACGAGGAGGGTGACCCCTTAACCCTCAAGCGTCAGCACTTCGTCCATTACGTATACGTGCCGGGGTTTGGGTTCTACGGGCTTGGCCTCATACATATCATTGGCGGATACGCCAAGGCAGGAACTTCCTTGATACGACAGCTTGTTGACGCGGGCACCCTATCGAATCTCCCCGGTGGGCTGAAGTCGCGTGGGTTGCGTATCAAGGGAGACGATACACCGATAGAACCGGGTGAGTTTAAGGATGTTGACGTGCCGTCAGGTAGCATCCGTGACAACATCATGCCTCTCCCGTACAAGGAACCTAGCCAGACCCTTCTCGCCCTCTTGAATCAGATTACAACAGAAGGACGTAGGCTAGGCGCTATTAGTGACATGAACATCTCGGACATGTCGGCTAACGCCCCCGTTGGGACCACACTGGCGTTGCTAGAGCGTACTCTGAAGCCTATGGCTGCGGTACAGGCGCGTGTACACTACACTATGAAGCAGGAGTTTAAGCTCCTCAAGGCTATCATGGCCGAGTATGCGCCCGCAGAGTACACGTACGTGCCCGTGAGAGGCGAAGTGTCCGCCAAGCAGGCTGACTACCTGATGGTAGATGTGATCCCTGTGAGCGATCCTAACAACTCTACTATGGCACAGCGCGTGGTACAGTACCAAACTGTGCTGCAGATGTCTGAGAAGGCACCGCAGATATATGACCTGCCGCAGTTACATCGCCAGATGATTGAGGTGTTGGGGGTCAAGAACGCGGATAAGCTAGTACCTACGAAGGATGACGCGAAGCCTACAGACCCTATCAGCGAGAACATGGACGCGTTGATTGGCAAGCCGATGAAGGCATTTATCTACCAAGACCACGAAGCGCATATCGCTACGCATACATCGTTTATGCAAGACCCGATGATGGCACAGATGATCGGGCAAAACCCACAGGCAAAACAGATTATGGCGTCTCTGCAGGCCCATATTGCCGAACACCTTGGCTTCGCCTATCGCCAGAAGATAGAAGAGAAGCTAGGCGCACCTCTACCCGCTCCGAACGAGGAGCTGCCAGAAGATATGGAAGTACAACTGTCACGTCTGGTCGCGGACGCAGGCAAGCAGCTTACACAAGCAAATCAGCAGCAAGCAGCGCAGCAGAAGGCTCAACAACAGCAGCAAGACCCAATCATACAGATGAAGCAGGCGGAACTGCAGGTCAAACAGCAAGAGCAGCAGCGTAAGATGGCTAAAGATCAGGCGGATAGCGCCCTGCAGAAAGAAAAACTCGACCTACAGAAGGCCAAGGATGCTACGTCCGCTATGCTAGATGCAGAGCGTGTGAAGATTGAACAGGCCGAGGTTGCGATAGAAGCAGAAGAAAAAGGCGTAAAGTTAAAGCAGGCTACGCGTGCCGAGCGTAACAAGACAAGCCTTGAAGCTGCGCGGATGTTACAGTCCGCACAAAAACCCAAAAAGGAGTCATAATATACCATGGCAAAGACCGTCTTTGACGTGCTGAAAGATAGAATCGACGGTGATATATCGTCTGCACAGAGTTTCCTAACCGCAGGGTCACCTAAAGACTATGCGAACTACAGGGAAGTTGTTGGCTTAATTCGAGGTCTCGAAGCCAGCAAATCTTACATTGAAGACCTCGCGAAAAACTATATGGAAGACGATAATGACTGAAGCAGCAGTTAAAATCAGCGACGCTGAACTGGAGTTACAACTCCCAAAACCCGTAGGCTACCGTGTACTCGTAGCGCTACCGCAACCGGAAGAAACCATATCGGGGACTTCTATTATCAAGACAGATACTGCCAAAACACAAGACCACATTATGTCTATTATTGGCCTTGTCGTAGATATGGGTGAACAAGCATACGGGGATGAAGAGCGGTTCCCGACTGGACCATGGTGTAAAGAAGGTGACTTTGTGATGTTCCGCATGAACTCGGGCACGCGATTCACTATTGGTGGTATTGAGTATCGGCTTATGAACGACGATTCTATTGAAGCTGTCGTAGCTGATCCAACGGGCATACAGAGGGCATAGACATGGCATTTCAAAAAGTAGAATTTGAATTTCCCGAGGATGACGATGACAACAAAATGGCTATCGAAGAAACTAGCGCAGTTGAAATTGACATTACTGGGAAGAAAACTGCAGAAGATTTTGCAGCAGATGAGGCACCAGAGGATAAACCGGAAAGCAAAAAGGATAGTGCTGACGACGACCTTGAAATTGAGGTTGTTGACGATACGCCGAAGGCTGACCGCAACCGTAAACCATCCGAGCCACCTGAAGATGTTACTGATGAGGAACTTGAGAAGTATTCCGACCAAGTTCAAAAACGCATCAAGCATTTTACCAAGGGTTACCATGATGAGCGCAGGGCTAAAGAAGAGGCTCTACGTGAACGTCAAGAACTTGAACGCGTTACTCAGCAGCTTATGGAAGAAAATAAGAAGCTAAAAGGTAACGTAAACAAGAACCAAACGGCGTTGCTTGAGCAGGCTAAGAAAAACGCAGCCATAGAAACCGAAGCCGCCAAACGGTCATACAAAGAAGCGTATGAGTCTGGTGATTCAGAGGCTGTGCTTGAAGCACAAGAAAAGTTAACATCTGCTAAGTTAAAGTCTGATAGGTTAGCAAACTTCAAATTACCTGCTTTACAGGAAGAAGAAACTCCTGTACAACCAGAACCAGAACCCGCCCCGGCAGTACAGGTCGATAATCGGGCCGCAGATTGGCAAAAGAACAATTCGTGGTTTGGTAGCGATGATGAGATGACGAGTTTAGCGCTGGGGTTGCATAATAAACTTGTCAAACAGGGCGTAAGCCCGCAAAGTGATGAATACTACGAGACGATAGATTCTCGTATGCGCCAAGTATTCCCCGATAATTTCGAGGATGCTGAACCAAAGCGAAAGACACAGGTAGTGGCACCCGCAACGCGGAGCACAGCCCCTAAAAAGGTAACACTGACCAAGACCCAAGTTCAGCTCGCTAAGAGGTTGGGGTTAACTCCTCAACAATACGCCAAACAGGTTGCATTAGATATGAGGAAACAAAATGGCTGAGAATCGGATTAACCGTGAATTAGATACCCGTGAACGTAAGGTTCGCAAAAAGGCTTGGACGCGCCCCGAGGTGCTGCCATCTCCCAATCCCGAGCCGGGGTACGACTTCCACTGGGTGCGTGTGAGTACGCAAGGTCAGGTCGATGCCACAAACGTTTCTTCAAAACTGCGTGAAGGTTGGGAGCCTGTAAAGGCAACAGATCATCCAGAAATTACTATCGTTGCGATTGAACAAGAACGCTTCAAAGACAACATAGTTATCGGTGGTTTGATGCTCTGTAAGGCTCCGAAAGAGATGATTGAAGAGCGGAATGCCTACTACAACGATCAGGCACAAGCTCAGATGACATCTGTGGATAACAGCCTTATGAGAGAAAATGACCCTCGTATGCCGTTGTTTAATGAGCGGAAGACGAAGGTTACTTTCGGTAAAGGAACTTAATCTTAGGAGCTTTAGATGGCTTATCCTTCTGTTAGCGGACCTTATGGTCTGGTTCCGGTAAAATTACTAAGCGGCACTCCCTTTGTTGGGGGCGTCTATCGTCAAATGAGTATTGCTAGCGGTTATGCTACTAGCATCTTCTTTGGTGACGCCGTTAAAGTGGTTACCGGAGGCACCGTTGAGCGTGACCCGTTCGACGCTGCAATGACACCTGTTGGTGTTTTCATGGGTTGTAAATACACTGATCCAAACTTGGGTTATGAATTGTACAGCCAATCTTATCCTGCAGGCACAGTCGCAAGCGACATTCAGGCTTACGTAGCAGACGCTACTGAACTGTTGTTTAAAGCTGCTGTTGTTTCTTCAGGTACAACTATTGGTGATCTAGCGATAACCGATATCGGCGCAAACGTAGCAGGCGTAGACAACACAGGTGACTCGACTTCGGGTAACTCGCGTGGCGCTATTTCTGATACATCAGCAACTACTAACACGTTGCCGTTCCGTATCATCGGTTTGGTTGAAGAGACCAAAAACTCAAGTGGTGGTTACACTGAGGCTTACGTTAAATGGAACGCAGGTCACCAGTATAACAACACCACTGGCGTATAAGGAGATTAACTAATGGCTATTTCACGCGCCCAGCTACTTAAAGAGCTGCTCCCCGGCCTGAACGCATTGTTCGGAATGGAATACGCAAAATATGGCGAAG